CACGCGTAATGCACCTTCGCAAAGTGCACCGCATCTGTTTGCGGATAGGGCTTATAACCCTCGGTACACTATCGTTAAGTGTAGGGTGAAAGACCCCGTAAGTTGTAGCAGCAACCGTATCCTGGACGTTAACGGGTAATTATGACGTTATATTTAACGTCACTCTAGATGCAGAGTCAGCATCGTTTTCTGTCTGTACTGTTCATGCGTAAGTGCGAAAGGAGGTAACGTATGGCCAGAATGGTTAGCTGCATTCAAAGTAGTTTCGCTAGAATAGCTCTGAACCGGAGTCAGGCTCAGCGTTATTTTATCTATGCAAATAGACTCTTTGAAACGCAGGATAAAGTACTATTTGATGACAGGTTGAGAGATGCTATAATCCCCTTCATTCTTCCATCCTTTGATTGGCAACAGCAGATTGACCAGTTGAATGGTTTAAATTGTGAAGAAGACGGCACACCATTCTCGAGGAGTTATTATAACCCTGATAAGATTAAGAGCGCGTTGGAGAGGTTTGATCAGCCTAACCATCCGTCATTTAGGTGGAATAGCAATTATCAACGGGCGCTAGAAGAGCTTAAGTTGGAATTTTCCAATGCACAACTCAAAGTCGAGAATTTCGCTACTGACCAGGATGTAGCGAAAGCCCTCCCCAAATCGACCACCCATAGCGGCTTCCTGTATATTTTAACTGGAAGTAAAAAGAAGGGTGATAACTTGAAGGGTATCTGTTCAGAAGTGAACCAACTCGAAAAGACCGCGTTAGAGACTGGAAACTTTGGAGTACCAATTCTAATTGGGCATAGGACCCAGGGTTCAGCTCATGATGAATTTTCTGGTGAGATTCTTGAGATTGGAAAACATAAGACCAGGCTTGTTTGTATGGTAGACATGCGAGTTATAGTCTCTGAGTTGAAGTTCGCAAAACCGTTACAAAAATATCTTTCGAGATTTTGTTTATGGTATTCTGGTGGTAAAACTCCAGGCGAGATGAGGTCGGCAATTTACTGGAATTCCAGTAGGTACTCCGATTGGACTTCACTTGACTATTCAAGCTTTGACCAGACCATTTCAGATTGGCTTATCGAAGACGCATTCTCTGTAATTCGTTCAGCGTTTATGCTGCATAACGATTATGAGAGTAGGTTACTGGATGTCATTTGCGATAGCTTTATACACAAGGAGTTCCTGTTACCGGACGGGAAAGTTAATCGCTGTGACAAAGGGGTTCCTAGTGGATCCATGTTCACTCAAATCATCGATAGCATAGTTAATATGTTGATGATTAAAACTTACGTTATTTCTAAACACGAGAATAGTTCAAGTGTGAAGTCTAACGTCATGGGAGATGATCACCTCCTGCAGCATAATTTTCCAATAGATCTTTTTGATTTGGAGGGATACCTTAAGACTAACTTTGGCATTACTATGAACGCTAGGAAGTGTGTTGTCAAAACTGACGAGCGTGTCTATCCATGGTATTTGTCTAGAGAGTTTAGAGGAACAGGAGAATGGAGACACCCGAACGTGCTTTTCGACAGGATGCTCTTCCCCGAGCGTAGGAGACCGTATGTAGGTAATCCAGTTATACCAGAAGATATTATCTACTGCTTTATACAAACCTACCCTTTGGGAATGAGAGAATTGATCGATGTAGATCTGTTCTTAAGGAAGTACGATCCGACGAGTAGAAAAGAGGTCCTGGACAGTGTGGACGGAATCTGGTTACCAGGTAGTTATGTCTTTAATAGGGATTATAACTTGATCTACCGGTAGTGTGTA